ATACTATTATCGAAAAATCACAGACTATTGGTGAAACGCGGTGATAGGTTAATATATATAGAAGCCCAGCGTATTAAAAAAACCGATAAATTGTTAAAAATACGTGCATTATAGAATTTTATGGTGATTTTTGGCACGGCAATCCCGATATTTACAAATACAATGATATTGTCGGTATATCTAATAATGTTATTGTTGAAGATGTTTGGCAGAGAGATGATCAAAGGCTAATCGAAATCCAAGAAAATTTAAAATTGCCTGCCATAATTGTGTGGGAACGAGGATACAAGAAAAATAAAAATAAAATTATACTTGATGTTTTACAAAATATTGGTATGATTAAAAAATATGAAAACCGATACCAAAAGCACCGATTTATTCATTGAGAACGATTACGACGAAATCGATATAGATGAAATCTTAGAGATATCATCAGAAAAAAAACTTATAGATATTTCCATCGAAGAAGACGAAACATTCTGTATAACAAATCAAGGAATAATAAGTCATAATTGCAAGAGTATGCTTCGTGCTATAACACATTTAGCATCTAGATCCAATACTCCAATAATTTTTGCTAATCATATTTATGAAGATCCATCGCAATTACATATGAGTTCTCTGAAAAAACAAGCTGGTGGATCTGGTCCTCTGTATTTATCATCGGTAGTTGTTCAATTGGCCAAAAAAACCGAAAAATCCACAGAATCTAAAAATAAAGATTCTGATACATCGGTAACTCCGCTTTCGAAGGCAATTAATGGACTGACTTTAAGGGCACTCACCACTAAAAATAGATTTACGATTCCTTTTTTAGAGACCGAAATGTATTTGAATTTTAAAACGGGATTGGCCAAATATTCAGGATTATTGGAAATGGCCGAATCTTATGATGTTATTCAGAAACAGGGACATAGATATGTTTTTCAGGGCGAAATGTTGGGGTTTTTCAAAGACTGGAAAAATGACCCATCGATTTGGGATAAAATTTTACCTTCGCTGGACGAAATTCTCAAAAAAGAATTGTGCTTTAGGAATGAAGCGAATCCAGAAACCCTTGTGGATGAACCAGATGAAGATATTTACGATATCGATGGTGTAGAAGATGAATCGGAAGATGAAATTTCAGAAGAAGATCTTGATTCTTCGGATAAAGAGTGATATGGTATATAAATGGCTGTAGCTTTAGATCAAAATTTATTCGAAAAGGTTCTCATTTGGAATTCTCTAAATGATGCATCATATCTCGAAACTATTATCGAGTATGTAAAACCATCATTCATCGAAGATGAAAAGTTACGGTCAATTTATGGTAATCTCTTGGGTTATTATAACGAATATAAAAAAGTTCCGAATATCACGGAACTTAAAATGCACACGGTTGATCCTGAGCATAGGACAAATTTAAAATCTGTTATAACTAATCTGTTTAAAACTATCGATCACACTTATGATCGAGATGTTCTTTTAAAGATCACCGAAAATTTCATCAAACGAAAAACGGTTCTCCAAACAGTCCAAAGAACATCTGTCGATATTCAGGCAGGGGATATCGATACCGAAAAAATTCTCAAAGATTTTGAAAAGGCTTGTAGTATCTCACTCATCGACAATCTCGGATTTGATTATCTCGAAAATATTGATAAACATTGTGACGATCTTTTAAAGACCTTCGAAACCATTTCAACCGGATGGTCATGGTTAGATGAACAATTGGGTGGTGGTTTTCAAAAGGAAGGTAAGTCGATGGTCTTATTTTATGGACCAACCAATTCTGGAAAATCCATATTTTTAGGAAATATCGCCACAAATGTTTTGGCTCAAAATAAAACGGTTATCTTGATTACTCTAGAAATGCCCGAGACGGTTTATTGTAAGCGTATCAGCGCACAGCTATCTAAAATCCCTTTCAACCATTTAAAGGACAATATTGAGCCGTTAAAGGGTCACTTGAAAGGATTCAAGTTAAAACACGGTGATGCAAAGTTGATTGTTAAGGAATTTCCACCTAAATCGGTAACGGTTAATCATATCAAAGCATTTATTCGTCGTTTGATTAAAAAAGGTATCAAACCAGAATTGATTGTTCTTGATTATTTAACTCTTTTGGCAGCATCAACCGTTGGGGTAAAATCTTACGAAGCATTTAAAGAAATTGCCGAAGAAATTCGAGCACTTACCTATGAATTTGGATGTACTATCGTATCAGCCGTTCAAACAAATCGACAAGGTTACAACACACCGAACCCAGGTTTAGAAACCACCGGAGAATCTATGGGTATATCCCATACAGTAGATGCTCAAATTTCTATCTGGACAGAAGATGACGATATAGATCTAGGAATCATTCATTATGCCATGACCAAAAATCGATATGGGCCAAAGGATTGTGCATCGGTTCTAGAAATTGATTATCCTACGTTATCTCTACGTGATCCTGATGATGTTGCTATGGGATATATAACCAAACCAAAAGACGACATCACAAAAATAATTGATATCAACAAAAAAGATAAAACCATCAGATCTACTCTGGATATTATAGAAAGTTTAGGAAAAGACGATGATGATTAGTTCTTGCAAAATATCAATAACCAAGTAAATAATACAACATGAATGAAAATTGTTACCATATAATTTGCCACAACGACCTCGACGGTATGTTGAGCCTTTTGGTATTCAAATGGTTTCATCCCCAAGCCCATATCACGTTCAATGCTGTGTCGAACCTGTCGGTTGATCGAAAGATTGATGAATATTTGAACCAGTGCATCAACCCACACAATATTATTGTATTAGATTTAGCACTTCGTGAATCCTTTTTACAATTCGATTCTAAGAATGTCACTTTCATAGATCACCACAAAAGATCAGAGGAATATGTTTCAAAATTCAAAAAATCTAAAATCATCTATAAGGAATATAGCTCTAATTGTAAATTGTTATACAAATATTTAGAGAAGATAAATTCTTTAGAATTTACGAAAAGACAAAAAACACTTATTGCGTATGGTGATGATTATGATTCTGGTTCCCATACTATGCAGACCGCCTACGATCTAAATATTCTTTATTGGGACGAGTTCAAAAATGACCCAATGGCATTTTTGGACACTTATAGAGAGGGATGGACACCTTTTACAAAAGGACAGCAGAAAGCAGTTACTATCATTAAGATGGATGCTGTAAAAGAAGCTGGTAGATATAAATTATATGATGGTGATTTGACAATTTTCGGAAAAACTGTTAAGTGTTTGGCAACATTTGGACCAAACCCTAATAATATATCTATAGATGTTATTATGACCGACCATACACCTGATATATTTTTTTACATAAACCCCGATAGAAATAAAATTATTATCCGACAGAAGAAATCTGATAATATGATAGATCTGGCAGAATTTGCTCGAAAATATTGCAACGGCAATGGTCATCAACTTACAGCAGGTGGTAAATTAACCGATCTGTTTATGGAATTGACTAAAAATTTAAAACCAATTTCATGATAATCACATCATCACAACAAATCCAAGATAGATTGAACCCGTCAGAACAAATGGATGTTCAAGAATTCGAACACATCACCATGTTATTCGGGTCATATCTTTGTATCATCAAAAATAAGAAATTAAATTATTTGAATTTTCTCAAAATCGTAGTTGAAGATCAGAAAGCTCAACAAATATATGGTAAGATGGTTGGTGATGATTCATTCCAGAATATTGTGAGAATGTATTTAAATACGACACCTAACATTTGTCGAAAGATCTTCCGATCTAAATTTACACCAAAAACTAAAAATAATAAATGATCACCGAAAAACATAAAAATATTTACAACTGTTTCTTAAAGCATTTTCGTAATGGTGAACCGTATCAACCTAGAAAAGATTTTACCAAACTTGACGATATATCTAAGGCGGAATTGTCAAAGATGTATATTTTTTTTGATAAATTTCCTCATATCAACTGGGATGATTTTTTCGGGGCACCCAGATCTTTATATCCCGATGAAAAATGTCCACGTTTGGGATTTTTTTTAACCAGAGCCGCGATCAAATCATATAATATGCTCAAACAGAAGAACGAACTTAGAAATCCCAAACTTCAAATCGAAGATATTCGGAAATCTATGGGATTTATAGGTATGTTTTGTATGAAAAACGGTATTGAAGTTAATCAGTATCTTCACCATAAAGATGCACTGATGTATTCATGGATGAATCATTATCGCGAACATCATATTAACATTTATAGTGTTATGGAAATGGGTGATGTGATGAGTATAATTACGTCACTCGAAGAAGATGAACGACAATTATATCTTAGAGATTTAGCCCAGAACATCGGTAAGATGAAAATGGATTACTACAATTCTCCCGAAACAAAAGCGTTTGTGGTTACGGCTACAAAGAAAATATCAAATTTTGTAGAAAAAAATTTGCAAACCAAATAGATTAGTGCTAATATAACAACAATAGAAAACAAACCAATATGTCAAAATACAACGAAAATATGTTCGAGTCCATTAAAGACTCATTAAACCAAAAATCAACCTCCGATAATTCCATGTTCAAGGATATCATCAAAATGGAAAAGGGTAACACCTATATCGTCCGTTTGGTTCCTAATGTAGAGGATATCGAAAACACGATTTTCCATTATTTCGCTCACATTTGGAAATCTAATGCTGATCAGAAAATGGTCAACGTTTTTTGTCCAAATTCTTACGGTGATCGTTGCCCTATCGACGAATATCGAAGCAAAGTGTGGAAGACTGGTGACGAAGAAAAGCAGAAAGAGATTTCTGCCCTACGTAGGAACGAATATCACATGGTCAATGTCTATGTGATCAAAGATCCTACCAACCCCGAAAACCAAGGTCAGGTTAAGATCCTTCGATATGGTAAACAATTGGCAAGCGTTGTGGATTCCGCAATCACCGGAGATGATTCTGATGAATTTGGCTCAAAGGTGTTTGATCTTTCTCCAGAAGGTTGCAACCTAAAGATTAAGGTCACCGAAAATGAAGGTGGGTTTGCTAACTACACAATGTCGAGATTCCAATCGGCTTCGGAAATCGAAGGACTTGATGATATTGACACTGTATATGAGAAGATCCATTCTCTGAATACTATGTATACTCACCAATCTTATGATGAGATCCAAAAGGTTCTGGATCGCGATTGGTTCTGCAAGGTAACTTCGACAAATTCTTCGGTTGAAGTTGAAGATGATGATGATGAAGATGATGATGAAGAAGATGATGTTGAACCCCCTGCTCCTAAGAAGACCAAAAAAGGTAAAGTCGCAAAAGAAGATGATGAAGATGGGGATTCGGTAACTGATCCAGAATTGGACGAATTATTGAAGAATCTCTAATATGTCCGATACACTAGATCATCTAGAAGTTGCTAAGTTGGCTACCTTTATTGGTAGCCAACTTAAAACTGTTGATTCCCAAACGGAAGGAATGTTGACACCCGCAAGTAGATTAGATACTGGTCAGTTTATTAGAAATGTTGTCAATTCGGCAAACCCCAATGCTTATCGACAACCTCAACATTATGGAGGAAATCAAGATGAGGCAAAATTGTTGGAAATGTTGAATGCTCAGGCTATGCAACAAGTTCCAGATGTTACTCAGCATAATAATGTTCAGCACAACGTTCCAGATCTTATACCTCTACCCGATGCACCAACGGTAGATATTACACCAACAGATCAATATATTTCTAATGTAGTTGAACCGAAAACAAATCATCCGATTTTAACTATTTCATCGCCTGATTTGAACCCCGTAGATCATATGTTAGAAATTTCTTTGACATTGAAGAGCATCGATGCTAATATCAAGACATTGTGTGATGTTTTGATTAAACAAAATGCTAAAAAAAAGCCCAAACCGAAAACACCGACGAAGCCCAAACCGAAAAACAACCCAAATTTAATAACGATTCACCAACCGAATGTCTAATAAAACAATCCCTATCCCTAAAAGCTATCTGGAAAAAATTATCAAACCAGTTAGCAGGATTACTGAAAGTTGTATCT